AATGTGCGGATTGTTGAGCCTTCTCCATATCCCATAGAAAGTATCGCAATCAAAGGTAAAAAAAGAGTTGCCTTCCATTTTTTCTTTTTCTTCTTTAGGGCTGTATAGATTGATGCTAGACTGGGAATAAGATAGCGTCTTACCCATTTTGACTTTTGTCCTCCGTATAATCCGAAAGTTGTTATGGCTATTACTATTAAAATATTAATTAGCATTTCTATTCCTCTTAATTAGTGTTTCCCTAATTTTATTCCTATATTCTTCATCTTTTTCATAACTTCCAGTTCTCTTTCTGAAAAGAACTCCACACTTTTTAGAACAAGTTTTATTTTTACCTCTTTTCCAAAATGGCATCCCACAAATTTCGCAAATAGCTCCTACATATTTTCTGTGTTTTTGAGTTCTTACCGATATTGTTTTACCGATTTCTACAGATTTAGGTAATTCATTATAGATTTCATACTTTATTGAATGAATATTCTTATAATTTTTCCCGTGTAATTTACCATGTTCACTCTTAGTCATAAGTTGTAAATTCTCTATTCTATTATCAGTCTTATCTCCATTAATATGATGGACTATTTCTCCAAAGGATAGCGATCTATCCAAATAAGTACTCATAACTAATCTGTGTTCTTTTATATAGCCATTTGTACTAGAGTTGGGGTGTTTGGGTCTATAAACTAAAATATATCCATTCTGTTTATATTGACCCTTATTAAACTTAAAACGCCCCTTGTAATCTCTTTTCCTTTCTAATGTTTTAATCATTTTTCTCCCCACATACCTGCGAGAGTAATTAGTAAGGCTGTTAGGATTTTTATCATAAACTATGCACCTTTCTTATCATATTATCACCGCCTGTGTATATCCAGCTGCCCTTTCTTCCTCTGCATACCAATCTATTAGGTCATCTGTCTGTGCGTGATAGTCGGCTTTTATCCAAGCTGAAGAACGAGCCGTGTCTGATATGCGAACTTCATCTATTGCCCCGTCTCCGTAAGAATCACCAAAACTACCTATTTCATTACTGCCCGTTAAATTTAAATTATTACTGCCATTATCAGTAGTGTTGGTAGAAAGGGTTTCTGAAGAACCATTTTTATATAAGTAGTTAGAATCATCTCTATCACAAACCCAATCTAAGTTTACAGGGTCTCCCCAATTTGATATAAGTGCATTTAGATTGATAACTTCAACCACAATACTGCTACTCAAATATAAATATCCCCTAAATGTCTTGTCTGTTTGTATATAAGCTCTTTGTTGATTAGAAGAATCTTGTCTTTGACCAAAAATGTCAAGCGCCCCATCAGGTTTGCCCCACGCTGATATAGTGAAATCTCCTGTGCCAAAATCTAAAGAAGTAGAATCAGCAATAGTAATTCCATCACCTGTGCCATCTAAATCTTGTCCTTCCCCTATCAATGCAGATATTGGGGTTGGTAAATCCCCATTAAAAGTTCCATTATTGTTATTAGAGGTGGAATCAACTGCACTACCAGAACTCTCACCTAAATGATATACAGCTTTATAGTTACTATCCCAAACCTCTGTCCTTGAACCTGTATCCGCTACATAGGTTGTGTTATCGCTTTGTGTACTGTCGTAGTAAATGTATATTGTAGTCTTAGATGAGTTGGATATAGACCAGTCAGATTTACTTACCCACAAGACTGCTTCCTCTGCACCGCTATCCCACTTCTCTTTTTCTACATAAAGCTCGGTTGTGCCGTCTGCTTTGGTAACCGCAATCTTCTGCCAGCTTGAGCCCACCTCGTCAAATATGGGGGTGGTGTCCTCGTTGTTCTGACCTACCGAAGTTCCTAAAAATATTGGTAAAGGAAAGTGAGTAAGAGAGCTGTCAATGTTGGTATTGTCTATCTCTATCTTCTTTCTTTTTGCCCAAGTTCCAAGCCAAGCCATTATTTAGCCTCCTCGATAGCTTTCTTTTTAAGCCTTACTTTTTCCTCTGGTGCTTCATTCTTGTAATATGCTTTCTCATCTTCAAGCCCTTCGTTTCTTACATAAATATCAATAGTTCTATCCTCTGCTATATCTCCTATTGCTGCGAATACATTAACTTGATAAGCCTTAATCCTAAGATGAGGGTGAACTAAATCTCCACCTTGTATGTTTTCTACGCCTACAATATAATCTTTGTCCTCTAAGTCTTTGATTAGTTCTGCTTTAGTCATTTTTAACTCCTTGTGTATTTAAGTGATATTGTTATTCTTTCTGCGTTATCATTACTATCTACATTGAACCTCAAGATATCATCTGCACTTATGCTTGTAGTCCAGCCTGTTAGAGTGCTGTCCTGTGAGGCAGAGGCAGTTGATAGAGAGGGTTGAGCTGATGCTGTTATAGTATCGGCATCTGTTGGGGGAAAACTACCATAAGAGTCTTTCCAAATATCTACTTGAGAAGTAGTTGACTGGTCAGCTAATAAGGTAACTCTTTCAATGGTGCAAGCGAAAGGGATTATCACATCTCCCTTTATTCCTGTATCTATTGCTGAGCCACCACCATCTATAATAAAGGTTATTGTGCCTGTTTTAGCTATTGTTGTTAAGTTGGACACTCCTACATTTGATAAAGAGTTTCCTGTGCCGTTAGCGTCAAAGGTCTTGTTGGTTAGTGTAGAGGTCTTGCTGTCATATAATGCAAGAATAGCATCTAAGTCGGATTTCTTAACTGTGTTGCTGTCGTCTGTGTCGGAGAGTAAGATTTCGTCTGCTACTGCTGGGGCTGCTAAATCAGGTGTGCCATTTATATTAACGTTAATAGTTTCCCAGCCATCGTCAGCAGCATTTCTTATCTTTGCTATCCAGACACTTTCTGAAGTGTCTATCCAAAGCTTCCCTGCTCCTACAGCTCCAGGGTCAGAGTCCTGAATATATCCCGGTTTGTGGAGTTCTACTCCTTGAGCATCAGCATGATTTGTTTCTGACATAATTCCTCCTAAACTTTAGTCCAGGTAGAGTCTGAATTACTTTTCTTAACCCAAACCCCACTGGCTTTGTCTTTCTTAGTCCAATCAATAGTTGCTTTTGATTTATATCTATAACCCCAGTCAATTCCCTGTGGAGTTAAGACTAGGGGGATATCTCCCTGGTAATCCCTCAAGGCACTATAAAGAGAATCAGGGAGTAAGGCTAAAGAGATACCCCCTGCGTATCTTCTGATAGCATTATAATCTGAATCGGGAAGCAGGGCTAAAGAGATACCCCCTGCGTATCTTCTGATAACATCATAATCTGAATCGGGAAGCAGGGCTAAAGTAACTGTTCCAGTATATTGTTTAATGGAGTCATATAAAGCCTCTGGCAAAAGAACCAGCCCTATATTACCTTGATAGTTCCAAAGTTTTGAATAGTCCGACCCAGGAAGCAGAGTTAACCCTACTTCTCCTAAGAAGTAATTCTTAGAATGAGCTACATACCTCTCCCCGGAAGCTGAGACTATCGGATTTCCGTTACTGTCAATATACTCTACTTTCATAATCAGCTTATGTCAATTTTAGGAGTTACACGCACTGAATGATTATCCTTGATGTCATAAGGTCCATCGCTAAATGTCTCAACTGCCAATAATTTACCTGTGTTATCACTACTGGTTGCGATAAAATATCCGTAGATATTCCCCCAATCTCCTCCATTAGCAGTAAAGGTCTGCTCGGCATACTCGGCAAGGCCTTCTGGGCTAACAGTCCAATCCCCTCTGCTTAGGGCTATCCTTGCATAACCATCCCCTGAATGTTCGGTTAGGTTAACTAAGGCATCACCAACTGCGGGTTCAGCGATATTCTTATACAACCCTAAGTAAAGAGTTGCATCCACTGCTTGAGCACCAAATAAGATGTCTCCTACTCTTTTCAAGCCTTCGTTTACAAATTTAGCCATTTCTACCTCCTATGTTTTTCTATGTTTTCTAAACTCGGGTACCTTTACTATCCCTTTTTTACACCATTTGAAAAAAATAACTATACCAAGGACGATCAAGATTTGGATATAAAAAACACCAATACCAAACAAAGTATACAATATGAACCGGGGAATAAAAGTTATAATTTCTTTCATCATAAAAGATCCTCATTTAGAAAGAATAAATCTTAACCTCTCCTTAAAATTATCTATCCTTTTTCTTTTCTGTTCTCTGGTCTTTGGCTTGTCAGCATAGATGAACTTCCTAAATTCTTCGTATAATTGTCTTGCCCTATAGCCTTTATATTTTCCTTGAAGTTCTCTAAGGTAAACGTTTTTAGTTGGTGTTACTGCTTGGAAGAAAGGAAACATCTTACCTAAGTCGTGTCTTAAGGCATCATAGGATTCTTTCTGCCCGGCAGTTTCTGTCTCTCCTTTCGGCAATCTATCCAAGACCCCTACCAAAGTCCGGGCATTGTATTCCATTATATCTTCTGCAATATCTGCCTTATCATCAAAAGGATTGTATATTGGGCGGCCGTCATACCTTCTGTTTTGCAAATTCATGACCGCATTTCTCCATAAGGGATGTAAGTCCCATTTAGCCCTATTGATAAAACCTTCTAATTTATCCGGATCTTGTGGGAAAGTTTTCCATCTATGATAATATCTTAACCAATTATTTCCGGCAGAAGGCCAATATATAGTTAATTCTTTTTTGCCTCTCGGGGTGTCAATCTCTTTATAAAAACGTAGGCCCCAGTCTTCTTCCTTAAAGCCGTAATGCTTCATAAGCATTCTTCTGCCTATCTCTAATCCCAGAAGACCCAATAACCCTCCGGCTAAAACCTTATCTCGCTTAGTTGACTTTTTCAATCTTGCTGCATTTGCTATAACTTTTCCGGTTGATTTCATCATAGATAGCTGGAGCTTGCTCATTATTATTTTGAAAGTAGGTGTAAAAAATATTCTGTTTGCTATTCTTCTTGTTTGAGCTGGTAAAGAAGCATAATCTCCATGAAAATATGCAGCCATTTGAGCTGATTCTTTTGGAGTCATCCCTTGCCTTAGAAAATGATGGTAAGAAACCATTCGAGGGTATTTATCAGAGAAATTCCAAGCGATATACCATAAGGGTCTGTATATAGTATCTAGAGTTCCTGTAACTGGAGAAAGTAATTTATTGAATTTTCCTTCTCTTCTATAACTTTGTGTTAGATACTTTAATCCTCTTTTGACAAAAGAGTTTTCTTTCATTAACTCAATCTCTTTTTGAAAATCCTGGAAAGGTGGGATATAGGGTTTAGAAAACAAACCATTCTCTGAGGCTTCCCAATAGTGTGAATCTTTATTTTTTATAGACTTAATAGCTCTGACTACATTACTTGGGGTTTTTATAGATCTAAAAGAGCCTCCCCAGAAACCCTGCTCGACATTATATCCAAGCAAAAAGAAAGGATTATCAAAAGCAAGTATCTTTATGTACCCCAAAGGTCTTGATAATTTAAAAGAAGGATCGTTTGTTCGTAAAAAGTTTTCAAGATAATTCATAAAAGCAGGATGGACTTTTGTCCCCTTAAACTCCGGGACTAATCTCGCCGGTGGAGATACCCATTCTTCCGGGGCATTTTCTAATGACTTTACCAACCCTTCTTTCTTAGCATTCTGGAATATCTCGCTTAATGCTATTGTCCGACCTACTTTGTTAGAGTAAGAGGCGATGATGTTTCTTATGTCTACATCCTTTGGTTCTATTATGCCTTCTTCGATTAAGGCTTTTGACAATGCTCTTATATCCGGGGTTTCTCTTTTTTGGAAGAACCTGCTTAGTATTCTCGGTGCCTTGTCTGGGGCTTGGGTGAAGAAGTCCTCCATCCATACTCTTAAAGGAAGATGAACATATTGGATTTTATGTTTTTTAAGAAAATCTATAATATCTTGGTTGTTGCTCATCTTTTGTATTAAAGATTCTTTGTTCCGTGCGGTCTTTACAGCTTCCCTATAATGTAGGTTTTCGCCCTGCAGCCTCTTGATTAAACTCTTTGGCCAGGGGTCGGCTATAACCTCTAAGTCTTGTAGCTTTTTCTGGTATTCTTTAAAATAGTTTCTTGCTGTTTGATATGCCGGACTTAGTTCTTTTCTCTTTAAATCCGAATATTTTTTAAATAATGTAGGTTGGGCGGCTGCGTAGGTAGCTTCAATATAGTCTTCTTGAGATAACCCCAATCTAGTAAGTTTTTTAACAATCTCACCGCCCCTTTCTCTTTCTACAGATTGGCGGGTATAGTAATTCTTTATAGCAAAGCCTGTGTCTTTTGCACCTATGTCTACAAATGGTTTCTCTATATCGAAGACCGCAGTTAATTTGCTTAATCCTTTAATCAATTCATCATTAGTAGGCCTTGCTGATTCAGGGATGGGGATACCTGCATTCATCTCTCTTATCTCTTCATTGCTTAAATCGGCTTGTTGTATTTTTTGTTGTGATTTTGCCTCTGCCATCTCCCCCTGTGCCTGTTTCCAGATGTTGGTTAGTTGGGTATCTGTATAATTTATTAGTTTGTTTTTACTATCCGAATAAACATATTCAGCACCAACGGCAAAAGCATTTTCCTTATCAAATTCCGATGCATAATCTGCTATTAAATCCTTCGCTTTTACTTTTTTGCTAATAACATTTTCTGCTCCCGCGTAAGATGCAGCAGATTCAAAATCAGTTGTTACAAAATCACCATCAACAATTTTTCCATTTTTTAATTTTTTATTCCCGTCTGAAACGCCTCTATAAATAGTTACTTCTAATTCTGGGTCAATCCCCAAATCGCTTATCCTTGCCGAATCTTCTCCTAAGCCTATGGTTGCTCTTAATTTTGGATTATATGGTCTATATTGTGTTGCACTTCCCCTCATAAAGTTCACAAACTCCTCTGCACTCTTGTATTTTTTAGCTTCTTGGATTAGGGGTTCTGTGGGTTGGGTTGGTTGTGTACCTTTGGGCAGAAGTTTAGGCTGTGGGGGTTGTTGTGGTTTGCTAGTTTGCTTGAATTTTCCTGCTTTTATTCCTTTTTGAACCTTAGATATAGTATTTTCAAAGAATTTTAGTATTTTTTTATTAGATTGTTTGAGTATTTTATTCCAGCCTCCAACCTTAGCTGCTTCTTGGTTTAAGAATTTCCTTGCGGCAAGTTCTCCTTCTGCCTGTGGTCTGCCTGTTTTTATCGAATAGGCTTTACCTAAACTATTTTCTAATCCTTTTATGGCACGAGCTTGTAATTGTTTATTTCTACCTGCTCCCATTATTCCCTCAAAAGCAGCAAATATTCCAGCATTTAGTAAAGCTTCTGTGTTTGACCTTCCTTCTAATTTAGAAGCACCGAAACCTACACCGGCGGCAGAAGCCATTCTTCTCGGTAGGGTTGAAGCAGCACCGGCAGCACCTAAAGCTGCACCGAATCCAGTTGATTTTAATATTTCTTTTCCTAGCTTTATTGGGTCGTAGTTCCCCTCTTTAGCTTGTTTTACAGCCTCGTTTATTCCCTTATGAGTTCCAAAAGTAGCCCCGGTTGAAATCATAGAAGGTAGAAATCTGTGTAGTGAGGGTAAATATCTTGATGCACTTCTTCCTATCCCCGCGGCTTTTCCTGCTACTGCGGGCTGTACGGCTGTTCCTGTGGCTACAAGCGAGCCTAAAGTGCCTGCGGATTCGCCTATTTGTCCGTATATAGGATGTTTTTCTGTTACATTCTCTTCCCACTCTGATTTGGGTAATAAGTTAAATGTGAGGTTTCTTAAGGCGGGTAATCCAAAAGCAGCTCCTTTTTGTGCTTGGGCTTTTTGTTTCTTTAAAGCTCCCTCGACTGTTCTATCGCCATACATTCTTTTCCGTTCTTCAGGAGACCTTTCTTCTAACGCTTTTTTTTCTATGTCCCAGTAGGTATTTGCTATTTTTTGCCCTAAATCAAACTTACCTATTTCTTTGGTTGCTTTTTTAATAGGTGATACCATTTCTCCCCAAATTTTCTTGGGGCTGAAGGTATCTTGAGGAAATTGGACTTTCTTGACTGGCTTGGCAGAGTCAATGTCAAACCTTGTTTTTACAGGCTTGGCTGTTTTTAAATCAAAACCTCTGTGCTGCTCTTTTTCTTGAACAACTGGTTTGGCTGTTTTTAAGTCGAATCCACTAGACCTATCTTGTTCATCATCTTTTATGGGTTTAGCGGATTTTAAGTCAAAAGGCATTATCTAAGCTCCCTAATAACTCTTATAGGCTTTCCATTTTTATCAACTTCTACTTCAGCTTTTTTACCGTTTCTATCTATCATGATTGTAGTTCTTGGTTGCTGTATACCTTGGTTTTGAGTTACTCCTGCTCTTGGTTCTCCTATATCTTGAAACCCTTCCCCAGACAAATACTTTTCAGCTACAGGAACATACTTTCTTATCATCTCATTGGGTACACTTTCAAAGGTAGTTAATCCTTCTCTGCTTCGTGCCATTTCCTCTGCTAAGTTCCATATTCTTTTGTAATCAGTAGTCTTTAATCCTTTTTCTTTTGCTGCCTGCCACCCTTCTTTAGTAAAAACTTCAGTTATTTTCTCTCCGGTTTCAGGGTTAATTCCTGCTCTGGTATCTCCAATCTTATTTCCTTTGAGCCTACTCTTTAAAATACCCTCAGCAGCCTGGGTTTCTAATGGAGTGCTTTGAGGTGCTCTGTTTGGGTCAAATAATCCCCCAAGCATTCTCTGGAGAAAGGGTTGCTGAGATTCTCTTTCCCTCTGTGCTCTTATGTCTGCTCCCATGATAGGTGCAGAGGCTCCTCCTCTGGTTCCTTCCAATGATGAACCTCCTCCTCCAGAAAGTAATTCCTCTATCATCGATTGTTGGGCTTTCTTCTGTCTTATCTGTTCTATCCCCTTGGCAAGTTGGGGAATCTGCAACAATAACTGTCCAAGAGCACTTCCTTCATGGGGGCTGTAGGTAGTATCTGCCCCTTTAGGCAAATTAACAGGGCCTATCCTTATTGGTCCTCTAACTTGTGGTATATTCATCTCCGGCCTCCTAATTCTTGAATTGCTTTAATAATTAAACCTATTAAGGTCAAGGGTTTTAATCCCATAATTTTTCCATCTTTTTTCCAGATTGCCTCTGGTAATACCTTCTCTACTTCCTCGGCAATTAGTCCTATGTCAGGTTCATCAGTGCCTTTCCATTCAAATTGTTTTACTTCTAATTTCTCTATAATTTTTAGTGCTTTACCCATTACCACACCCTTATGTTTTTCTTGAATCGTTTAGATGACATCATCATCCCCAATAGTAATCCTTGAGTTATTGAATCTCCAGCTTGTTGCCCTGTAACTCCTGAACCCATTATTCCAGTATTTTCATATTGAGGCATATACCAGGGAGCATATCCTAGCAATTGCTGTAATAATGGAACCTGAACCGCATAAGGCCATGCTTGTTCCTCTTTGAATTGCTGATAATCAAAAGCCTTAGGTTCTTCCATAAGTTGTTTTAATATGGGAGATATTGCAGAAATTGCCTGAGCAGTTTGTAAAGGTTGTCCTTCTTGATATTGGCCTACTTCCATTGCTTGAGGGACTGCCTCTATCATTCTGCCTCTCTCGTTTTCATACATTCCGCCTAATAACTCTGACAACTTGCTTGCCGTATCCCCTCTGAGTTCTGCCTCAGCTCTTACATAAGGAGAAGACTGAAGCATACCTGTTGCAACTCCTTCTCTTTTCAATCTATTTACTGCCTCTTGTTCTTCTCTTAGAGCTTGTTCTCTTAAGGATTTGTAATAAGGAGAAGTTCTGGGGTCATAATCCCCTTGTAAAGTTCCCATAAGTTGGCTCTCTGCTTCCTGATGCAAGGGTTGAGGTGCTCTGTTTATATAATCTCCAAGAGTTCCTTGCAGTTGCTGTTGATAAGGAAACTCAGCAAACCTCTCCTCAGTAGGATAGCGTTGATAAGGTTGCTTAGATAATTCCTCAATCCTGCTTCTAGCTCTTTTTTGCCAGTCTGTTTCCAGCATCTGGGGCTTTATCTCTTTTTTCTTGTCCTTCATTGTTCACCTCTCTTTTTTTTTCTCTTTTTTCTCTTTTTTCTCTTTTTTCTCTTTTTTCTCTTTTTTCTAGTTTCTTAATATAACATTTATAATCCAGATTGAAACCGTATCTTTTATACATGGACTTCGTTCCCCGCAGGCTATATCCACACACCTCATCTACCTTTAATTCTCCGGCATAGGCTTCAATCTTATTCATTAGTTTTTCTCCGGTATCTTTTCCGGCTTTTTTGTCAACATAAGCCAATCTGATAAGAACTTGGGGAACCTCTCTAATATCACCTTTGACTAAAGAGCATATTGCAAATCCTTCTAATTTATTTAATTTATCTTCTTTTATTGAAACAAACACTTTCACTCTGTCTTCATCAAACTTATCTATCAAATAACGAAAGAACTCATCTCCGGTGTAATCAATCCCTTTGAAAACTCCGGAGTCCACTAACCGTGAAATTCTATAGAGTAATTTATAGTCTGTTGCTTCCTTTATCATTTATCAGCCTTAGTTTCATTAAGCATTTCTAAATCATCATAAGTATTTTCTGATAAATCAGTCAATACTCTGGTTAAAGTAATAATAAATTCCTTCATTTCTTCTTTGTTGTTAAAATCTACCTGCATCGGATTAGGGAATAAAAGAGTCTTTTTTGATTTTAAACTTCCCATTACCTATCACCTGCCATCATAAATTCAAAGAGTATCCCTAAAAACTCAAATCTATAATTACCGCTTATCTTAATAGCAAAAGACTTAGCCCTGGAGTCAACCGGAACATCTTCTACGGTTATCTCTCTATCGTCTGAGGTTGATTGATTTAAAGCGTAACTATCTCCGGAAGTCCTGGTATCTCTCATAATTTCAATGGTTAAGTCTCCTGAATAGTTCTTTAAGTAACTCCTCGTTGACAGTAAACGCTTATACAGCCCAACTGCTAACTCCTTAGCTAAATCAGTTCTTAAGATAAAATAGCTTTCGTAATTTTCTCCAAAGTCAGTATAGGTTGAATTTAACTTAGAAATCTTACCATCATATCCGCCTGCCACATCAACCGGAAAAGCCTCTCTTGCCCTGGGAGATTGCCAACTTTCCCAATCCCAATCCATCCAGTTCTCATAAGGCAGGTCACTCCAATCCATATCCTCTTCCACTTCGTAATATCCCAGAGAACAAACTTCCATATCCCAAATTGTCCAGACATGCTCCGGGTCATCTAAATCAAGTCCGATTACTTTATTCAAGGTGTCAGTCTCTTCATAGGGGATAGCCCAGCAGAGCATATTAAGTTCTTCAATGAGAGTAACCTGAATCTTGTCAGCCATATCAGGGTTGATTGCTTTCATGATTGGGTCTAAGGCATTGGAAATAGTCCTGGGATAGAATCCGTCAAAGACTTTGAAGGTCATATCCCCTGAATAAAAATACACCGCATCCTCTGTCTCCATAATTGACTGAGGCGCTAAAGAGCCAATTCCGTCGAATAGAAGCTTCTTATTGAATATAGCATCAGTTGTTACAGTCCAAGCCTGAACAAATGAGTTGGTTTTGATAATAATCAAATTCCCTCTGTAGATAGCAAACCCCACCAGAGTCCCCATTCCTTCGTAAACATTCATTGCCCCTGAGTCAGAGGTGGTTCCACTCCAGTCGGTTTCATCTTCAATTCCAGACCAACGTATTCGGTTTGGATAAAGAGTTCCTGATTCTATCACAGACCCTAAAAGTATGCGTCTTTCGTATGAGTATAAGTACTCACATCTATAAGGGCAGTTTAGGCTTTCAACTTGGTCTACCCCATCCCAGATTAAAATATCATCCACAGAATTAGTCATTATAAACTTCTCTTTGAATTCCACAGTTGACCAAGAAGTGTTATTTGTTCCCATGAAGATTATACGAACAAAGTAATTTTCAGTAGTTGCGGTGTCTCCTTCATAAGCGTTTACAAGAGTCAATGAAGTGTCGCTGTCTACACTCTTAATTTCATACCAAGTTAATTCAGAAGAGGCTATTGTTTCAGAGCCTTTAAGAGCAATGAAATCTCCCGCACTTATGTTTCCACTCCAGGAAGTTCCGTTGCCTGTGACTGTCTTGCTATCTTTGGTTACATTTATAGTTCCGGTGGAATACTGTTTGTTGATAAATACATACCTATCATTTTCTATATCACGGTAAGCAATATCCCTCTTGGTAAAGACTAAGAACCACCACTCACCTGTGGTGTGTTTTATGTAATACTCCATCCAGAGTATCCGGTCTGGGAAAGCATAATTAGAGACTAAACTTCTTTTCTTAGCTTTCTTGACATAACCATCCTTAAAAATTACATCTTTAGCATCGGAAGACATAGCCTGAGACAGAAGGATAGTCGGTATATCCTTTCTAATGCCTAACGTTGGGCTAAAGATTGCAAACTTTTCGGTGTCTATCATAATTTACCTTCTGCTTTTAACTCCTTAATTGCCAGTTCTCTCAATTGTTTTGATTTTTCTTCCTCAATTTTGCGCATCTTTCTACTTATTAACTGGTCTATTTTTCTTTTCTCTCGCCTTTCATCAGTAAAGTCTATTTTCCCATTTTTAAATACAATCATACCTAACTCAACAGGTAAAGAATTGTCAACGGTGATAGAATCGCAATCTTCTACTCTTAAATCATTTTGAAGACTTGCATCTTTTATATTCGGGACACCATCTGAACGTTGATGAATTAAAACAACTTCTCTATTGGATTTTTTGAAAACAACTAATTTTTTCATTCTTCCTCCTTATTTAAGAATACCAATTATGAGGTATGACAGATAAGGTGCAAATTGGTCGCCACTTCGAGTATAGTAGTAGTTAACCTTTGTAGAATCAATACTTGTTACATGCATTCGTCCACCCCATTCACCACTTAACCAACCTCCAGGATCTCCATGTCCTCCGGGACTAACTATTGCATAAAGAGTATAATTAGTAGTGTTAAAACCATGGGTAATAGTTCCTGACCCCGTAATATTAGCGGCAATATGACCATACTTTGCTACTACTCCTGTAGCAAAAGGAATTTGCTTATCATCTACATATTTTTTCCTAGCCGCATCATTATCCGCTGTTGGATTAGAATCAGGCAATGTAGGAATATTTTCAAAAGTCGTTTCTCCTTTAAAAGTTTTGTTTCCTTCTATATTCTGATTCCCAGCAAGTAGCACAGCCTCTGTTGCTTCAATATTAAGTTTTCCCCCAGAAGTTAACTGTTTATCATTCCCAGCACTATCTTTGGCAAATAACTCTGTGATACCATTAACTTCTTTAGCATAAAGTTTAATCTTATCTAAGCTCTCAGAAGGTGCCGATGCTTGCTTATGAAAGGGCAGTCCAATTATCCCTTTCTTTGTGTCATCGCTCTCTGAATCATCCGGCTCAAAGCCATAGAAGATTCCTTTTAATCTTTCGCAAACTGCTTCCTTCCAGTCCCTTATTCTGCTTGCCCCTAACCGAGGCGATTCACCAATATCAGGTGGATTTGTGTTCTCAATGTTCTTAAACCAAGGCATATTTCCCTCCTTAATTATTTTATGTTATTCTATAATTATTCTATATTATTCTATGTCCCTATAAGCTACTTTACCGGTAACCATATTTGAGGTTTCTTTAGATTCTAACTTGTCTCTAAGGTCTCTGTATAAAGCTAGATGAGATTGCCCTTGCTCTGTTCCCAGCAATCCATAACTACTTAAAACCTTATAGCAGGCTCCTTCAATAAGAAGTTCCTCATATCTGTCCGGTAAATCTATACTATCTACATTTAAACTTAAATCTGATATAGTCAAAGTTATACCGTATTCTTTGTCAGGTACAGGAGCAAGGTAAAGGCGATTGCCTTCAATACAGTATTTCTTAGGCTCCTCTTCCTGAGCATCATCGGCTACCATGCTCAAGTAAGCCGGAAAGTCCCCAATCTTAGTCAAAGGAATATCACCGTCTATCTGGACTGAGATAATATCTCTAACCGGTAAATCTAAGGGGTAACTTCTCTGGCTGGCTACAGTAACAGTCTCATAAGTAGAATTAAAAACTGGTATTACCAGAGCAACATCCTCCAGTATTGCCTTTAGTTCTTGGTCAATATCGGTCTCTTTTCTATTTAGCCTTTTGTTGACTGCTGTTAATATCTTAGCTTTGGTTATTGCCATTATTGCCTCCTAATATAAATAGGTTTATTCCCTCTCCAAATAAGCGAATCCTCCTGTTCCTATTTTTTCTCCATTACCCAATCTTTATCTCCATCGGGTGTAGGATTTGCGTCGGTTATAGGTTTATAATCTTTCGGGTCAACCCAGAATATTAGTTTTAATCCTTTGCTTTCTGCAAATTCTCTGCATGCCTGAGCAACGCTTATAGTGACAAAATCGTGTCCGCAGAGAACTCCGCCCTTTTTTATCTTCGGATACCACGCCTCCATATCCTCTTTGCAGCATTCATAGCTATGATCGCCATCGATGTAAACAAAATCAAAATGACCATCTGGAAAATCCTTAGCAGCCTCAACAGATGTCTTCCTAATGAATTCAACTCTGTTATTGTTAATGAATGGAGTTAATCTTTCAAGCATTATCTTCATTGCTTCATCTAATTCCTTCTGGATGTAATCTCTTCTTAAATATGCAAGTGCAGAGTAAGGATCTATTAAAGACAATTTCGTAATGTTCATCATTAGCATCCTTAATGCATTGCCCCCCTTAAATACTCCTACTTCTGCTGCAATCATAGGTGTCTTAATTCTTTCCATAATGTATTCTTGCGATTTCCTAAATACCAGCATCCCTGTCCTCCTTATTACTTGTTATTTTTAAAATATTCATCACTTGTCTTCTCTATTCTATTTAATAATTTAGGACTGCCTAAATCTATTCTATAATAATTCAATATAAAATTAAGATATTTCGTTCTTGTCATTCTGTCTATCTTGAACCTTGCCAGCTTTCTATAGAGGCCTTTTAATTCCCTCGGCCTTAAGACTATCTTGGGGTCATCACAGAAATGATATCCAATAGTCGCAAACTTTTTATCCTTTAATAAACCTTCAAATATTGTGGTTGAGCTGAAAGCAGTAAACTTATCAAATATATTGAATAAGGAATGAATGCTCTCATTGACTTTTATTATGTTTGAATATTTATCTATAAAATCCATATCTCCTGCTAGGTTCTTCTTGATTGTAGAATATACCGGATGAGGCTTGAATATAAACTTTACTTCCGGATTCTCTGTTGCTAGTTGGCCTATGTAATCATAGTAGGTTTTTATAGTTTTGCTATGACTGTGGATTAAACTTTTATCGCCTAACTCTTGGCCTAATATAACTATATATTTATCATTCTTATTTAGGTTGTATTTCTTAAAGAACTCATCTTTGCTTACTTCTACCGGTTGTTCTATTTTAGATTTTTTAGGGATATCAATATCCTTGATTCTTACTTTGTCCACATACTTCTTGATTTCGTTCTTCGGTGTGTAGTGGTACCCCTTCCTGTCAAAGACCTTATCCCCATCTAGAAAAGCCTCACAGAATAGATAGTCTATACCTAGCTTCTTAATGTCTTCCGGAGGGTAATGAGTTGTTATTATTAAATCTACATGGTTGTCCTTAACATATTGTTTTATATCAATTTCCTTATTTATTATTTCAACTTGATAAGATTGCAATGATTTATTATCTCTTATCGGCTTATGATATCTCGGCCCTATCTTATAAAATAGTATTTTCTTTAGAGCTTTCTTTTTCCCTTGGTTCTCAAAAGCGGATATTATCTTTTCTTTGGGTATTTCCTTGTTGCAATCATGGCTTGGGTTCAAGCAGTTGCAAAATGGTTCCGGGTGAACTACTGTGGTATTGCTTAGATCCCAACCGCTTAAAAATAGCTCTGGTTTCTGGCATCCTCCCCATAGTGAAAATATTTTAGCACCCATAACTAAGGCAAAAGGTAATAAATAGCAATTTCCGGTAATTACTAAATCAGATAACTTAACCAATCCTAAGATCTGTTCTAAGGTTAACTCTCCATGATGGAATGCTTTATCTACACCTCTTGGAGTAACATAAAACTCTTCATTAGGTATATCTGCTAGAGATACGAAGTAATACTTGTCTTTGTATTTATCAATTATCATCTGCAAGTATTCCGGTTTAGGGTCTCTGGCCGGGCATTGCCACTCTTTTCTTTTTGTTGGGAAATGAATTACACAAATCTTTTTCTTTGTCTTGAAGCCCTTGATTATTTTCTTAGCATCTGACTCCCATTCCGGTTTGACAGGCATTGTGAAGTCTTTGCCCTTTATATCCCATGATTGCTCGAACTGGGTTGCTATTGATTTGCCTGCCTTAAATCCTGCCCAATATGAAGGTTTAGATATTTCATTGACTCTGGGTTTATCCACCCATTTATAATCGCCTCTATTCATGCTTTTAATCGCTGACTTGAATTTTAGATGAGGTGGTTTAACAAACTTAATATTGGGAATATCCCAGTAAAAGAACGGGAAATAAGTCATTAGATAGAAGTTTTTGACTCTTTTGGCATACTCTTTGATAAAAGGTCTTTGCCAGATGTTATCACCTGCTCCGGCATAACCTTCTAAGAACACATCCTGTTTGGTAGGCACCTCAGGAAGATTACCGGACAAAGCATCATCAATACTAATCTTAGGGAAGGCGTCTATCTTTGAGTTAAGAGAACAATTGTAAATCTTAAGCCCTCTGATATCTCGATAACGAATGTTCTTATGAGAGATATCCTTCTCAACTTCGTATCCGTTATGAAAGTGTTTTTGGCTTCCGTCAAACCCCAATAAAAAGACTTCCTCATAATCTAAAGCAAAAGCTAATGAAATAGAAGCAAGCCCTGATAAGGTGGAAGCGGGGTTACCGGCATAGATTCCTTTGGTAAAACCTTCTTTACCCTTGAACTGATATCCGGTTCTAAAAGCCCTGATATCTTCTGTCCAGTCGGTAGCTATAACATTGTCAGGAGCATACTTTATACAATTAAGCTGGTCTATGCCTTCCTTGTGGTTTTCATAGAAAGACCTATCCATCCAAAGTAATATTTTGGGTTTAATAAACTGGTAAGCTAAGTTAATGGCAATGACATCTTCTCCGGCCAGTCTGTTGAAGTCAAAACCTTTTAAGCTTTCTCCGCCACCAACGATAAAAACTCTTTTGCTCATTATACTCCTTTGAGGTAAGGGGGAGTTGCCTCCCCCTTAAAATTTTCTATCCTCTTCTCCTGCGTCTCTTTTTAGCCATGGATTCCCTCCATTAGTTTAAATGAAATAAAAGTTCTTTTTATTCATCAGGAGTATACTTAGTCTTAACTGCTACAACGCCGAAATCTTCATCGTTGAATTTAGTTTTCTCTACTCCGTTTAGTAACTTAGTTCCAACGCCTGGAATGGTATCGTAGTCAAACAATTTCTCATTCCAAGATGGATAGCTACCCCAAGCAACCGCTAAAGCCTGTGCTCCCAGCAATGGAGAAATGGCATAATTGAGAGAAGTATCATACAGAAGGTCACTCCTGTCATACTCATAAACAAGCACGCCATCCCACAACCCCATTACACCTGAGAAGATAGGGTTTTTCTTTCCTCTGATGTTAGAGTAATATTGTGCGTTCTTCCATGCAGTCTCAGCTTTCAAAGCTTTAGTCACGTAGGGATGTGCTAACATTACGTAGTATTCTCCACCTTCAATCTTAATAGGCCTAATCTTCGGAGTAGCAAGTTGGGCAACACGCTTAGCCTGAGAGATGTAAGAAGAAAGCATGTTACCTGTTAATGTCTTATCAACTACCCGATTAGAAGTCGGAGAGGTGATAGCAGCTGTAACACATAACTTCTCAATTCTCTCATCAATCCATTCTTTCAAAGCGTCTTTCATCTCTGTTCTCAAATCAAATGCTGGCCTTTGCAGGTCTAAAGTAGAACCTGCTTTTACCGCATTACCTCTCTCAGTTAGAGATACAGCAAAGTCGTAGAAAGTCAAAGCCTCTTCATTCCCTTCAAGTGTAATACCGGTTGAGCTTGATTGTCCACTTCCTGTCAATCTCATTCTGAGGCCAAAAGTAATTTTATCACCTTTGGATTTAGTTAACTCTTTCTTTACCTGAACGATACTATTGGCACTTTCTCCCATGAACTTGGAAAAGAAAGTATCACGCATCGCTTCCTTGTAAAGTTTGGCTGACCACACTTTCTTGGTAAGTGCATCACCGGTTGCAAAAGTTGTATTTGGCATAATTCAACTCCTTATTCTGGGCTCTTAGCAAGCTTATCAAGTTCCTCATCAGAAAGCTTTAAGAGGTCATCCACAGAAGCAGTCTTTAAATCGGTAGCCTTAGTGGCTCCGCTTCCTCCGACTCCTGTCTTGGGCTTTCCTTTAGATAACTTGTCAATTAGCTCTTGCTGAGAGCGTTTCTTCATCAAATCCTGAAACTTAGGATGAGTCAAACCGATTCTGTAGGCTTCTTCTGCCGGATTTGCAGCACGCCTGATAACTTGCCTGTATTCAGGGTTGTCTTTAAGCAATGGGGCTAAGCCATTTTTGAGGACTTCATCATAAGCAAGGTCTTTACCTACTTTATCCGGAGCATACTTAGCCTTAGTCTCATTCTCTGAGATACTAAGTAATCTTCCTTCAAGATTTTGGATTGTGGGTGATACTTTATCCATTATCCCTTTCTCCACTCTTGCAATCTCTCGTTTAAGCAGCTCCTTAGCATGCTTAGCCTGAAGATATTCATCCTCTCCAATGTCAAAATCCTCTTCCTTCTTTTGGGAGAGCTCCTTAACTAATTCCTCAGCTTTAGCCAATCTCTCATTTAAGGCATCAGTATATTCTTTCTGTTCTCTCTTTGCAGCCCTCTCCCTTTGAAGGTCCGACAAAAGGCCATTGATTTGACGGTCTTTATCATCCTCCTGAGGTTTTTCCTCTTCGGGCTTGGCTGGTTTTGAGCCCTTCAAGAGTTCAGCTTTTTCCTCTTCGGATAAATTATCTAAATCCTCAGGGGTCAAGCCTTTCTCCTCTAATACTTTGTCCAACTCTTGTTTGTTTGTCTCAGCCATTCTGTCCTCCTTGTTTTTTACCTGCTAGGGGCAGGAAATCGCCTCAAACTCCCCTTGAGGGTGGGGTCGCTCCTCCACTTGGAGCCGACTGCTTAGGTCTTTGCACATCTGCTTGAACCTGCTGCTGTCGTTTAATTGCTTCTATTATCTCTTCCTTGTTGGGGAAGTCACTAGCTTGTATTATCATTTCCATTGGGATTGGTATCCCTTCTCTTAGAGCTTGTATCATCTGTTCAAAGTCAAGCATTCTCTGAGTAGGAGTATTCCTTCTGGTAGTGGTTACCATTTGATACCTTCCTATCTTCCTTGATTCAAGAGCTCTGGATATCTCCTCAGAGTCATGCTTGAGATGCCTCTCTTGGACTATACTCAACATTTCTTCTTCAGAGAGGACATCAGCCTTACGGATAAATTCTAATATGGTTTCTCCCAGTATTCTTTGAGTCCATTGAAAGTTGTCAAATATAGGTTCGGTGGTTACCAACCCATGCTGTTTTCTCAGCTGTAAGGCAATTCCTGACTCCTTCCTCTCGGGAGCAAACCCTAACATATCTCTGGCTCCTGATATTTCTTTTAATTCCTGGTCTGATAGCTCTGCTAACTTGAGATGTCCATCTGACAGTTGAGGCGGGTCTATTCTCCAGATACCTTGGTTCAATCCGTAACCTTTCCTAGCTCTAACTTTAATCCCGGGGGATGAGCCCATTCTCTCTAATCTTTGTTCCTCTTTGGGGTCTAGGGCTCCTTCTGTAACTATGAATCCGGAGCCAGCGGTAGTGTTTAGCATGTGAAGGGCTTGTGACCTTCTTTTGTTTAATTCCTGCTGGGGGTCAATCAAGTCATCCACTTCGCCCCTTACTCTTTGCTTATCTCCAAATACTTGCTCTGAGCAGAACCTGATTAAAGGATACTCTGATATCCCATTGAAGGGGTCTTCCTCATCTTGTAAAACAATATCTCCAACTTTAGTGGTTAAGTTAAGTGTTGGAAGGATTCTCTTCAATCCAACTACTTCCTCTCCATACTTGGCTCTCATGTCCACTATCTTCTGTATCTTCTCATCAGGCTCATCGGTCTCTGTAACATCTAGAGTTGTTTTGTTTACCAGGAGTTTCTTCTCTACCCATTCTTTCCACCAGTATTCTCTAAGAAGGAATCTATGCTTGTGAATATCGGTTACTTCCTGGTCATGAAATTCATCGTAATCCTTGGTCTCATAACTCATACCCAGTCTTTCTCCGGGAGGCAATGAGTCTAATCCTTCTATATCTTTCTTGGCTTTAGGGAATTGTTTAATTATCTCTTCTTTGTTTATCCATGAGGTTCTGATGAGGAATTTAGCATCCGATAAATCATACCTCTGTGAGAAAGGGTCTTCATACACCATAAGGGGGTTTAATGTTTGGAGTAGCAGGTCTCCATTGATTGGCTCTCTTGTGTAATCGATATCTAAAGCCAGCCAGCCCTTCCCTGAGATTATCCCATTAAGAAACTGTTGGGACACCTTCCAGTCGGCTAAAGATATATCATAAAAATATTTTATTAGTTCAGTGAATATCTCTCCTAAGATAGACAATCCTCCTCTTCTTGCCTTTACTACAAGGTCTTGCCTATTCTGCCTCTGGTATCCTGAGATGTTTCTAATTACAGGCTTTATTTTATTGAAAGTTAAAGCTGGTTTTTTGGATTGAGCCAATGTATGTTTGACATGGGGTTCCCATTGGTCTCCACCATAGAACTTAAAAGCCTTAGAAGCCCTATTTCTCCAGTCTCTGTGTTCAGATAAAGCTATCTTCCAGTATTCTTTTAGGTCTTTACTTATTTTATCGCTTCTGCTCATGATGCCTCCAGAGTTCGTTGGAGTATGCTTTTCTTTTTCTTTTTCCTTATTTTTCCCTTTCTGTTCATAATCTTCCCCCAATTATTTTGATTGCTGATACAATTCTTTTATTCAAAGGCAAAGAGTTCAGCTCATGCTTTATATCCTCACAAGCCTTCTCAATCTCCGGCTTAATCTTCTTTCTGGCTTCTTTTCTTAATTTTCTGGCTACTTTTGCATTCATTACAAATTGGTTTTGTGATGTCTCCTATCTTATATTTCATTGGTTTACTACAGTTCATGCACTTAACATGCCATAAACCCTTCTCCAACTGGCTCTTCATCGTAAGCATCTGTTTTCTCCCACTTCTTTTCTGACTCTGTTTTTACTTGAGGCAATATGTATAATCCTAAGACATAAGCATCTGCTCTGTCCGGTGACTGCCCCAAATCCTTCTTGGTTAATTCCTTCGGCGCCAACTGAAACTTCTTAGCTCCCTGTTTATGTTTAACTGCCACCAGTTGCCTTCTTAGCATTTCATCTTCCGGGTATGGAATCTCTTGGCTTATTACCAAATCAGCGAAGTTAGCCCACATCTCAGCTCTTACATTAGCAAAATGCTCTGTATCTTCTGCTGTTTGGGAAGATATAATCTCATGGACTTGCTTACCGCAGCCTCTGACATAATCCCCTACTCCCTTACCAATTCCGATAGCATCTAAGGCAAACTCATCGCATTCGTACTCGTTCATAAAAGAAACTGCTTCAGCCCCTATCTTCTGAGTGTCGTTGATATGTAAAATCTTTCTGTCCTTTATTTCCTCGTTTTCTAAGTAATACAATACGCATTCGTCTCCGCCTATTGCCGGGTCACAAGCTACTAACTTTCTTAAGTCTTGCCGGAATATCCTTTTGTTTTTTAGCCTTTCAAGCTGCGTTTGGGTAATTACTGTTGCATGGTCTTGTAATATATCCCAATCACCTTCTTTATATGCTTTTAGCAATACAGGGTCATGTTTAAAAGCCTCTTCTAAAGTATTGATATAGCTTTCAGGTAAATGCGGGTTGTCCGTTGGTAATGCCGGGATGTAAATATACCCTGAGCGTGGGTTAGTGATAAAGTCTTCCTTTAGCCAGCATTCCCTTGGGTTAGCTGTATAAAGCCTCTTATACGGTGGGACGATTCCCTGATAGACTAATCTAAGAGAAGCTTGCAATACTGAGAGCTCATCTCTTGTTGTTTCTTCTGCCTGGTCTATCCCAAAGAAAGCATATTCAGCTGAATTAAACTTTTGAACTACTGACTCATCATCTAATCCACCGAATAATAACTTAACTTGATTTGTAATTACTATTTCTTTGACCTGCTCTTTTATCCGGTAATAGCCAGAAGGGATTATCTGTTTCCATGTCTCTAAGGTTGTATGAGTGAAATCAACGCTTCTTTTCCGGCCTATAAATCCTACCGGCAATGGGTAGTTAGTCTCTTTAAGGTTGAACATTGCAGCAAGCTTCCTTGCCCAATGGAAAGCCCATAAACAGAATAGGAACGTTTTCCCGCCGCCTTTCGCTCCGCCCCAAAGCACATGATTATTCTGGTTGTTTACCAGGTGTTCCCAGGCTTTATCCTGTTTCTCCGTCAGATTGAACTCTATTATCTCTTTCATTTTTAATCTTCTCAGCCTCTTTTTTGTTCCGGACTATTATTATCTGTGGGTTCTGCCCTTTGATTTCTCCGGAGTGTTCAATATTTCTACTGTCTCTCCATCCAAAGTTCTTTAGTGCAAATATATCTCCCGTTCTCCCATGTTTTCTTAATGAAAGCTCATAGCTGTTTTCAACTATAAGTTTTGCTTCTCTGATAATATCTCCATATTCTGGACGCTTTTCATAATCTTGGATAAGCTGTTTAGAACCAACCACCAAAGCAAGACCTGTGACTGAGTATTCTTCAGGGTCAATTTTGGTAAAATAATCCTGTATTACTTTTTTTAATTCTTCTGGTGTCTCAAATTTTAGAGGCCTACCCCTTAATGTTGCTTTTACCATCGTCTCTGATATACTCCATTATTCTCTTTTTATCAATATACATGTATCTAATTGGCAACCCGTAGTGTTTAATCGTTTTTGCTGTATTTATATCAAATTTAGTTGTCATTATTATAAGCTCTTTTTTAGGGTCAAGAAATTCCCTGCCATAATCTAAAATTTGCCCAATAGCATATCTGTTCTCTCCCTTACAAGTAGGATTTTTTAATTCTATCAAATAAATTTTCTCTTGCCCCCGTATTATTAAATCCACTCTTCTACGGCTTACAGGGGGCAATCGCAATTGAGGTTCTATCGCACAATCCACCTCAAAACTTACCAAAACATCTCCTAAAATTTCCTTAGTAAAAGAATGTATATTATTTACTATAAATTCTTCAAGATTTTTCTCCTTTTTAAATTCATTATTTTCCACCCGATTGGATAAAAGAGATATATGCCCATCTTCTACATCCACTATTTCTTCTACCGATTTGAATTTACGTAGATTACTCGTTCTATTTTCTTCAACTGCCATCTTCCCTCTCTCCCTTTAATCATTTTTTCCGTTAACTTCTTCCTCGTGCAATCCCGGCAGTTCTCATAATTCTTGCTGTGGAGTATTTTTGTTATGAGATTAAAACCTGCCAGAAGTTGCTTTAAATCTTCCTCTGTTAAGTTGTCAATCGATTCTTTTATACTGCCGTCTATCTTAGAATGTTCCATAATTAAAAAAAGCGATACACCTTTTTTTTAAAAGTATATCGCTCCCGTGGCCGGTTTGATTTTCGAGTGCTACCGTAAACTCCGAGTAAACTTTTCGCCACACTTTAATACCACTTCTGATAAACACAAAACACTCCTTTTTCTGAGTGTATCATATTTTAATTATTTGTCAAGCTTTTTTTAGCATGTTGGTATTTTGTTCTTTTATCATCTGCAACTATTTGTCCGTTTGGATATCTTTTATATGTTCTTGCTCTTGGCGAATATTCTCCATAAACTAAAGCTCTGATTGCCCTTGCTTTCTTTCCGTTCATATTACCCCCAATTTCTTTTCGTATTCTTTTATTTTCTTTTTTAACTTTTCTCGCAACTCCCGTAGATAGGGTATCCCATACTTATGGACTTTGTTCTTTTCTCTCATCAGCTCATCTACTTTAGCCCTGCCGTATCTGTCTATCATGTAAAGTGTGTATTTACTAAGGTTCCCGCTTAAGAATAAATTACATCTTGGGCATTGAATATGTTGATTATCCTCTCTGAAGTGTAGCCCGTGCTGGAAGTGTCCTGCGTGGGCTTCTTTGTAGTGGAGTTTCTTACCACAAGTAACACAGATACCCATTCCGTTTTTATCTGATTTCAATAAACGAATGTATTTGTTAAAGTCTTGCTTGGTCTTTTTATACCACCAGCTATGGGGTTTACTCATAGCCTATTTACCACCTCTTCCCAATTCACTCTGAAAAACTTTGTTTTCATTTGTCCTCCTTTAGCATAGCTAAATCTATATCACTTTCTACTTCGTTTCCCCATACATCCCAGCCTTCTGTCTTTTCTCTGGCGAAAAGTTCTATGCGGGGTAAATCTCCAACCAATTGTAAAATCCTGTCTTTAACCTCATCCGGTTTTTGGCTGTGTTCTCTTATAGGGGAAGTAACAAGTTGTCTAACTCCAGCAGAGATTCTTTTTGGTTTACCTTTTGTGGCTAAAATACATATTTCAGGGTTTGCTCTTGTCCATCTACCCTGACCCATAAAATAGGTATCTGTTGTTTTTCTATTCATTTTAACCCAAACAAAGGCACAACTCTTATACTCAAAGCCCCACGCTTCAACAACTTTCATAAACTCATTTAGCTTTGGCATTGTAACCCACATAAACAATATACAATTATCATCTGCAATATCCTTAATTGGTATTTTACAAATGTCTGATAAGTCAGCCCAACTATAATGGTCTGTAACAGAACTATTCATCATTTTACCCTGATACTTCCAAGGCGGGTCAGCATATATTATTTGGTATTTTTT